AAATAAAAACTGCATACGAAGCAAACGCTGACACTAACGAGTTTAGTGATGCAGAGCAAAGCAAGCTAGCTGGTATAGAAACAGCAGCAACAGCCGACCAGACTGCTAGCGAAATAAAAACACTACTACAATCTGACAAACTAACTTTGTCTGAGATCAATACTACATCTACAGACAGCAGATACTTTACAGAAACAGAATCCGACGCAAGATATTTTAGACAAGACTCTAGCGAAACTATAGCTAGTGGTGATACATGGTCTAGCTCTGATGCTTTTGTAGCCACTACAGGTGCTATCAATGCACGTATCTTAGACCTTGTTGATGATGTTGGTGGATTTACAGCTATAGCAAACCAGACTAGCTTTCCAGCAACTAACCCACAGGGCACTACAGGACAAGCAGCTATACTAAGTATTTCAGCTACAACAGCTACCCTTACACCTAGCGGTACAACAGTTACAATACCAAACGGTGCAGGCTCAGGCAACACTGTAACTATAACTGGCGTTACTTCTACCATACCTACGGGTTTTGGATTCTTGGTAGAATCTACCAGTACAACACATACTTATAGCTTTCACAGGCTTGTACCCAAGGCTACAGAGGTTACAACGGTTGCAAACAACATAACTAATATTGTTGCAGCTGGTGCTAACGTAGCAGACATAAATAACTTTGCTGATCTATACCAAATATCAGGCAGTGCTCCTACACAAAGAGCAGACGGTTCGTCCCTAGCAGAAGGTGACTTATGGTTTGATAGCAGTAACGATAATATACAGGTATATGATGGCAGTGCATTTTCAGCAGTTACACCATCCCAGTCAGTTCTTGACGACATAGCTATTGTATCTGGTGCTATAACATACAGCGAAGATTTAGGTCTTATAACAAATGCTGTATCTACAGGTAGCTCTAATGGCTCACTCGATATAGTTGCAGATGTATTAGAAGATGAGATTACATTTACTGTTACAGCTGCTACTGGTAAATTTATTATTGATGGTGTAGATAAGCCTGCACTAACATTATACAAAGGCTGGACATATACATTTGACGTAAGTGACGCATCAAACGCATCGCACCCACTACGCTTCTCAAGCGGAGGTAGTGCTTATAATACTGGTGTTACTGTTACTGGCACTCAAGGACAAGCTGGTGCAAAAGTCCAACTTGTAGTACCTGAGTCACAGCCAGCAAGTTTTATATACTACTGTACAAACCACAGTGGTATGGGTAACAGCATTACAGTTAAAGACGATCCTCTTAAAACAGTATCTGATAATATAACTGACATCACTGCTGTAGCTAATAACTCAACAAATATAAATGCTGTAGCTAGTAACGCATCAAACATAAATAGTGCAGTTAGTAACGCTAGCAATATCAACAGTGCAGTTAGCAACGCAAGTAATATTAACGCAGCTGTAAGCAATGCAAGCAATATAACTGCTGTAGCTGGTAACAACTCAAATATTACTGCTGTAGCTGATAACGAAACTAATATAAATGCAGTCCAATCAAACGCTTCAAACATTAACGCTGTAGCCGGTAATGCTACAAACATTAATGCTGTTGCAGCTGATGCTACTGACATAGGGGCTGTAGCTGGTAAAGCAACAGAAATAGGTAGACTAGGTACAGCTGCTGCTGTGGCTGATTTAGCAATACTAGGTACAACTGCTATCGTATCTGATATGGATACACTAGCTGACATATCAAGTAACATTACTTCTGTAGCTAATAATGCAAGTAACATCAACAGCGCAGTCAGCAATGCTAGTAACATTAACAGTGCGGTCAGCAATGCGAGTAATATAAATACTGTAGCTGGTAATAATACTAATATAAACACTGTTGCTGGTATTTCTGGTAACGTAACTACAGTCGCTAATAATAGCAGTAACGTTACAACTGTAGCTGGCATTTCATCAAATGTCACTTCTGTAGCTGGTAATGCAACCAATATTAATAGTGTAGTATCTAACGCATCTAATATCAACACAGTTGCTGGTAGCATATCTAATGTAAATAATGTTGGTAATGATATAACTAACGTAAACACAGTTGCAAGCAATATATCTAACGTTAGTAATTTTGCTAACAGATACCGTATAGCAAGCAGTGCACCTACCACTGGTCTAGATCAAGGAGATCTATACTTCGACACAACATCTAACGAGCTAAGAGTGTACAACGGTTCGGCTTGGCAAGGTGGTGTTACAGCTACTGGTAACTTGCCTAGTAATGGTGCTAACACATTTACTGGAGACCAGACAGTTCAAGCAAACATTATTGTAACTGGGACAGTTGACGGTAGAGACGTAGCAACTGATGGCTCAAAACTTGATGGCATTGAATCAGGTGCTACCGCAGACCAAACAGCAGCTGAGATCAGAACATTAGTAGAAAGTGCTAGCGATAGCAACGTGTTTACTGATGCTGACCATAGCAAGTTAAACGGCATTGAAGCTAGTGCAACTGCTGACCAAACTGCTGCTGAGATCAGATCTCTTGTAGAGTCAGCGTCTAACTCTAACGTATTTACAGACGCAGATCACAGTAAGCTAAACGGAATAGAAGCAAGTGCAACAGCAGACCAGACAGCAAGTGAAATTGTAAGTTTAATCTCTGGACAAACTATCGCACCCAACGTAATCACAACTACTAACTTAACTATAGACTTCGGGTCAATCGCATAATGGCAAAATTATTAAAACTAAGACGTGGTACAACTACGCAACATAGTAGCTTTACCGGAGCCGAAGGTGAAGTTACTGTAGATACAGACAAAGAAACACTTGTCGTACATGACGGCTCGACAGCTGGAGGTCATCCAGTAGCAGCAGAGGACTTGGCTAATGTCTCGTCCTCTACTATCGCTGGTAGACTATCCAACGATTCTATAGCAGTAAGTAAGATTGCTGCTGGTACACTACCATCAGACGTAAAGATACAAGATGCTAACGTATCTGGAAACTTAACGATAGCTACAGCAGATATAAATGCTGATGCAGTTAACGGTTCAAAAATAGCTGATGACAGTATTGATTCTGAGCACTATGTAGATGGATCTATTGATAGAACACATTTATCAGCTGACGTAGTTGATGGTTCAAAACTAGCAGATGATAGTATTAACTCTGAGCACTATGTAGATGGCAGTATTGACACTGCACACATAGCAAATGACCAAGTTACTTTTGCAAAGGTACAGAATATTTCTACTGCAAGAATATTGGGTAATGTTTCTGGTAGCACAGGAGACGTTCAACAATTATCAGCAGCAAATGTTCGCTCCATGATAAACGTAGAAGATGGAGCTACAGCAGACCAGAGTAACGCTGAGATCAGAGCTGCTGTTGAAGCTGCATCTGACAGTAACGTGTTTACTGACGCAGATCACAGTAAGTTAAATGGTATTGAAGCTGGTGCTACCGCTGACCAGACAGCCGAAGAAATACAAGATATCGTAGGTGCTATGGTTTCCGGTAATACTGAATCAGGTATTACTGTTACATATCAAGATAGTGATGGTACTTTAGATTTTTCTGTAGCATCACAGACAGATCAAAACTTTACTAACGCTGACCATAGTAAGTTAGATGGTATTGAAGCTGGGGCAACTGCTGACCAGACAGGTGCTGAAATAGCATCTGCACTTAACGGTCAGAACATATATACAACTGGCGTTATTGGTAGAGATAGTACTGACAACATTTCGTTTGCCAATAACTCTTATATGAATATTCATATTAATGGTAACAACGAGTTTAGATTTGAGTCTGACGGTGACTTTCATGCAGATGGTGACGTTATAGCTTTCTCAACAACTATCTCATCTGACGCTAAACTAAAAGAAGACATTACGTTACTACCTAACGCACTAGACAAGGTAGAAAAACTAAATGGTGTAACCTTTAAATGGAAGCGTGACGGTGCGCCTAGTGCTGGTGTTATAGCTCAGGATGTACAGAAAGTATTACCAGAAGCTGTAAAAGAAGTAACATCATTAAGTAATGGTGAAAAGCATTTGTCAGTAAACTATCATGCTTTGACTTCTATACTTATTGAATCTATAAAAGAACTAAAAGCAGAAATCGAACAACTTAAAGGAGGTCAATAATGGCTTTAACCTCAAGTGGGTCAATTAATATTCAAGCTATTGTAGGAGAGTTTGGGGGGTCAGCCCCTCATGCTCTTTCTGAATACA